GCTCTGGCTTTGGGCTTATGCCCGAGGCTCTCATAGAAGCAAAAACCACAATGAAACGTTATCGCATCAAAGCAGACACATATACTCCTCAAAATGGATTCGTCTACCACCATTGGAATGGTGGGGACTTAGTCCTGCAATCTACTACTCCACTATTGGCACCACCGTTGGTCTATAGCTATTCTGCTATGGAAGACGTGAAGTCCAATGGAGTGTGGGTAAATAACGATTGCACGCATCAGTCTCTTACTGCCAGCTATGGCAGCAGGAAGCCTGGTACGTTTGAGCGGTCTGCGCTGACGTTCTGGCAGGATTCAAATCCTTTGGCCGGAATGTTGGCGTTCCCTGCTTCTAGTATCATTCAATCCTTAAGGATGGGTGGTCTCCGGAAGTTAGGCCTTCCCCAGGTACAGGACCTGGAAAGGATGTTTGCTGATTCGCGCCTACCAAAGACAGTGGAAATAGAGAGAGATCCTTTTGATAGTGATTTCTCAATATGGTTCCTGTTGGTTGACGTTGCACAGCTGCCTGGTTTGTTTCGTCAAGTCTTGACTCGGAAGCTGGTCCGTAATCGTGTTGTTGACAGGGCTAAAACCCTTAAGCAACTCGCCGATGACCATTTGATGATCAAGTTTGGCGTGCTACCTACGTATGCTGATATGGTTGCCTGTGTCCAGACAGTTGGGAAACTGCTGGATGGGTACAGGGAACTTGCGCTTAGCCGTGAAAAGGCTTTGCACTGGCACGATAGACAGGATTGTCCCTTCCTCACGCCACCGGACAGCGCGTGTGCGCATGTCTGGAATGGGTTTGGGTTCGGGGATTTGCCTGTTGACTCGTATACAGTGCATCGTCCGATCACGTTCTCGCGGTCGGCTAAATACCGACTGCGCTGTGATGACGCGCTCGATTGGTTATCCCGATTGAAACAGCTCGTCGATCTCTTCGGAGTTCTCGATCCAGCTGCTATTTGGGATGTGGTGCCGTTCTCATTCTTGGTAGATTGGTTTCTACCGGTTGGGCACTGGCTTCATGCGAACAGGCCTCGCCTGTTCCGAGCGGACGTCGAAATCCTTGACTATTGCGAAAGCATCGCCTTGGACTCGACCGTGTCTTGGGTACATAGGGCTCCCGGAGGGGATTACTTCTCCGATCAGAACCTTGGTTCCGAGACATATAGGACCTACATTCGCCGACGGTTCATACCTGAAGCGAGATTAGTAGGACCGAAACCACAGGTGGCTTCAATGCTCAATCTGCGGCGGTGCATTATTGCATCGTCGCTGGTTGCTCAGAAGATTCCACGTCTGTTATTGCGGGCAAGTCAGGAATAACCTTCCCTGAGCTTGTGCCGTTACGTTCCTTAACTAAGAACGTAATTCATGCGACACATCCCCTTGCGGGACTCTGTATGTCGTCTGTTTGATAATCCCACTAAATGGGGCTATCGCTAGTTACGATGGTGTAGTATAAAAAGGAGTTACAGCGTATGCTGAAAGATCCCTTAAACCTGATCGAAACCCCAACTGACACGGAAACACTAACGTTTGACGGGGCTTTGGTCCCGTTCGCGTTGGTCCCTTCCGGGCCTGCGGGTCAGATCGTTCGTGTGGGTACCCTAGCGGGACTTGAGTCCGCGCTTGCCATCAGTCACTCCGTGACTAATGAGAATAAACCATACGGCACCAAGCGGGTTAACGTCCGCCTCTCGTCCACGAAAGTGGATTCCGAGACGGGCAACTCCGTAACTGGGTTCGTGCAGGAGAGTTTCGGCCTCCCCAAGGCCGTCTTTACTCCGGCGGAGCTGAACGTGATGCGTCAATCCCTGCTCGCCTTCCTTCTCTTCGGAGAAACGGTGACGGGACATTATTCGACGATCGCGGAAGGCACTGTGCAATTCAACCGGCTTTTGCTGGGTGAATCGTAAACAGAACCAGTAGGGGCTCTCAGTAGAGCTGGGGCGCTGTAGCTAGGAGAATTACCTTATGGGAATTCATAATAGCCTGGAGTTTCTACACTCCTTAACGCTGCGTCTCTACCGAGATATAGCTGAGATGTCAGGTATACCTGACCATGTATCCAAACGCGATGAGGATGAAATTACTCATCGTTACCGTAAAGAGGGTGCGAGTTTCTTCACAGTTACTCTGCCTTCGATCGGGAAGGCCGTAGATACGGCCTTGCTTGGGTTAGAACCCCTAGAAGTAACTGCCCTAAAAAAGCAGGATAATTCTAAGCTACCAATCTTCATGGGAAGATTGTTTGCGACGGTGTTCGGAAGTGACGGATACCCACTCCACTCTGTGGGGGCGGCTCCGTATCTGAAATGGCTGCGCTCCTTCTTGTACTTTTCGTACAAGCTGGAGTTACCATATGACAAGAAAACCGAAAGGTCGGTCCTCGAGTCGTTCATCAAAACTGAAGTCGAAATGTCTAACCAACACTACGACTTCGGGAGTATGCCACTGGTGTCGGACGCACGTGATTTTATCACTAGCGTCTGTGCTTCTTGTCCTAGGATTAGCCTTGGTAGGCCGAAACATGGACCCGGAGCTGTTGCAACTGGTCAAGTTGGTCCTGAGAAGTTCCAACTTGATACAGCATATGATTCCATGAACTGGCACTTCGGTGTCACGGATTGGTTCAGATTGAGCAATGCGCACGCGGCAGATAGGCCCTTCAATTGTCGATTGGAATCACCGACCGCTAAGGTCGTAATGGTTCCGAAAGACTCAAGGGGGCCCCGCCTCATATCATGCGAGCCATTAGAGGTTCAATGGGTCCAACAGGGCTTAGCACGAGTAATCGTGCGGCACTTGGAAACCCATCCCTTAACAGGGGGACATGTGAATTTCACATGCCAGGACATAAATCGAAGGCTTGCGCTCGTGTCGTCTAGCCCAGCGAAGACCGGGTTATCATCTGTTTTTGGGTACTCTAAAAGGTACCTCGACGACGATGGTTTGCCGAAGGAGAAGTCTCTTTCGGTACGGTTTTCAACGGACGATTTCGTCACGTTGGACATGAAGGATGCATCCGATCGCGTCTCCCTCGCCTTGGTCAAGTACCTTTTTGGTATTAGCCCTTGGTTGGGATATTTACTGGCCTCACGGTCAGCGCGGACTCGGTTGCCTGATGGTCGAGAGCTAAGGTTGCACAAGTTTGCACCAATGGGGTCAGCGTTATGCTTCCCCATTGAGGCGTTTGTGTTCTATGCCCTCGCTGTAGCAGCTATTCGTGAACGTCATGTCTCTTGGCGCGAAAGTGCCTCGAGAGTATTCGTTTACGGTGATGACATCATATGCGAGAGGGAAGACTATCCTCTCGTCATGCGGCTCTTTCAGAGCGTTGGACTAGTGTTCAACGAAAGGAAGTGCTGTACTTCGGGGTTCTTTCGAGAATCCTGCGGGTGCGATGCATATTTAGGCATCGACGTTACACCTATCCGTTATCGGAAAGTATGGTCTCATCAAGGTTTAGATGACGCGACCCAACTCGCCTCACATGTCGATCTAACTAATCGGCTAATGGGAGCGGGATATTGGCGAGCAGGAATATACGTGCGTAGTCAGGTTGAAGCTCTTTACGGGCCTCTACCTGATTACAATCACGCTATTGACGATACACTTGTCGATTCCCAATCGACTGCAGTGCCGTCTAACCGAGTAATCGGTTTTTCCTACTCGCACGTTGCTCCACATCTGGTGCCCAATCGTCGACAACGGATACGTTGTTCGAGCCCTAAAGGCAAGAACGACTTCCAGCGACGGGAGGTCTTCGGGTGGATGGTTAAGGCCGTCCGACATTTCGGATCGCCCAACCATTGGGACGCGTATTTCCATAGCCTCGCGGCAGGAAGTACGGGAGCCAAGGTCGGAGTTCATGCATTGCCACGGTGCACGCGCCTAGTACATGGATG